GAAGATGACACAGAACATTTTCGCGAATTCATTCGGCAGCCTGACGGCGTGGTTATTTGGAAACTTTGGGCGCGCGCTAAAGATGCTACCGGAAAAGACGTATTCGCAGTCATTCAATCGGGAGTTATCAGTATCGGCGTTATTCCGCTCGTGCCGTTCATGACGGGCCGGCGCGATGGTCGTTGCTACCGCTTTTTCCCGGTCATGCGCGATGCTGCCGACTTGAGCATTGATCTATACCAGCAAGAGAGCGGGCTTAAGTATGCTCGCACAATGTGTGCGTTTCCCATGCTCGCCGGCAACGGTATTAAACCCGAGATGGAAGGCGGCAAACCGAAGGCGCTCGCGATTGGCCCGGCAAAGGTGCTCTATGGCCCGCCAATTGGCGAACGTGGCATTCCGAATTGGGCATGGGTTGAGATTAGTTCGACGTCGCTCATGTTCCTATCGAATGAGATTGACAAGACGGTGCAGGCGTTGCGTGAAATCGGCCGTATGCCTCTCACGGCACAGGCTGGCAATTTGACCGTTATTACGACGATGGTTGCAGCGAGCAAGGCACGTTCGGCAGTATCCGCTTGGACGTTGACGCTTAAGAATGCACTTGAAGAGGCAATGTTGCTGACATGCAAGTGGCTTGGTATCAACAATGGGCCTGAAGTGCAGGTGTACAATGAATTCGACGATTATAGCGACACCGGAAAGGATTTGGATACGCTCAATACGGCGCGCGCTGCGGGCGATCTTTCGCAAGTCACGTATTGGGAGGAATTGAAGCGGCGCGGCGTGCTGTCCGAAGAATTCGACGCGGATGCGGAAACCAAAGCGCTGCTAGAAGAAACGCCAGCCGACATGACAGACCCGAATATCAATGATAACTTGGACCCTGTCACGGGTTTGCCAATTCCGGCACCCGCGCCAATACGTAAACCGCCGACAGGGGTATGAGAGATGCTCGATAAGATCACCATGAAACTCGCGTGGCTTTTGCCGCGCAAGCTCGTTTATTGGTGCGCAATGCGCGTCATCGCAAATGCGACGCAAGGTCGCTACTCTACGCAGGAAGTGCCAGCGCTTTCAGCAATGGATGCAATCGCACGTTGGTAACGGGAGAATTTAATATGTCATGGTCCATTACCGCAGTCGGTCGCCCGGCTGCCGTGCTCGCTAAAGTCACTGCCGAAGCGGCAAAGATCAAATGCCGGGAACCGGAGGAAACCATCAAAGCGATCGTTGTCGAGGCCGTCCGCACGGCTCTTTCCGCCTACCCCGACAACTTCGCGGTACGTGTTGAGGCGAGCGGTTCGCAGTCAACGGGCAATTTCCCGATCAATGACAAATATGTCAATACGCTGCGAGTCTCCATCGAGCCGCTTTACGACTTCGTGGTGTGATAACTACCGGAGCGCCGGCCGGCTTCCCGGCGCAACCCTTGCCGTCCAATCGGATGATTACGGCGCAATGATCGGATGATCAAAAATGCTTCGCACCTATAATTATGCGCTCCTCTCGACTGCCATCGTGACTGCGTTCGATCCAAACGGCGGCAAGTGGAAGCTTGACGCAGACGGCAAGGTTGTTCTCAACAACGGCAATCCTGTCTATGTGCAGTCGGACGGCACGGAACAGAGCGTTGATGGCGGCACAATCTCACGCCTCAATGGCGAAGCAAAGCAGCATCGCGTTGCCAAAGAGGCAGCCGAAGCGGCGTTGAAAAAGTTCGAAGGGCTGGACCCTGAGAAAGCCCGCGTCGCGCTCGAAACGGTCGGCAAGATTGACCAGAAAAAGCTGATCGATGCCGGCGAAGTCGACAAGGTCAAAGCGGAAATCTCGGCGCAATATACAGCGCAGCTTGCCGAGAAAGATGCGCTCGGCAAGACGCTGCAACAGCGGCTTGATCAAATGACATTGGCAACGGCTTTCAGCCAGTCGGATTTCATCAAAGATCGCATCGCCATTCCGCCCGAAATGTTTCAGACGTATTTCGAAAAGAATTTCAAGATCGAAGATGGCAAGATCGTCCCATATGACCCAAGCGGATCGAAGTTGTTTAGCAAAGATCGAATGGGCGAAATCGCCAACTTCGACGAAGCCATTGCGCAGCTTGTCGACGTCTATCCGCACAAGAATTCCATTCTGAAAGCCAACCCTGGCACCGGCAGCGGCAATAACGGCAATGGTGGCGGCACCGGCAACCGTTCGACGATGCGTCGCGGTGACTTTGACAAGCTCGAACCGGCTCGCAAAGCCGAAGCAGCGGCGGCAATGGGCAGCGGCAAGCTCGTTATCGTCGACTGACACGCTATCCACAGAATGCACGTCCGCGTCATATAATTGATGCGGGCGTTTGCATGTCTATAGTTGACGATGCAGCGAAAATCATAGTACCTCATATTTATAAGCCGAATGGTTGGATGACCTGCGGCGCTATCGGTCGGATGATCGAAAACCCCTGTCATCGTCAACCTTTTGGAGAGCGCACCATGCGTGCCAAGTCGCTTATTGTTCCGTCGCTGGCATTGCTTGCGGCACCCGCCATCGTCCATTCTGCCGCCTACGCCAACACTTTGACCGGCCTCATCCCCTCGCTTTATGCGGGTGTCGACGTCGTGTCGCGTGAATTGGTCGGCTTCATTCCGTCCGTTTTCCGCAACACCGAAGCGGAGCGCGCGGCGGTCGGCCAGTCGGTCGTTTATCCCATCACGCCTGCACAGTCGTCTTTCAGCCTCGCGCCGGCCATGGTCATTCCCGAGCCGTCCGACGAAACGGTCGGAACCGGAACCATCACCATCAGCAAAGCCAAGGGCGTCGCCTTCGGCTGGGTTGGTGAGGAACAGCGTGGCCTCAATACCGGCCCTGGCTACCAGAACATCGCCCGCGACAACTTCGCACAGGCCATTCGCACGCTCTGCAACGAAATCGAGGCCGATTTGGCGGCGACGGCGGCTGCCGGTGCATCGCGTGCTTGGGGCACGTCGGGAACCACGCCGTTCGCGTCGGACCTGTCGGACCCGGCCAATATCCGCAAGATTTTGGACGACAACGGCGCGCCTCCCGGCGGTCGTTCGCTGATCATCAACACGACGGCCGGCGCTAAGCTGCGCACCTTGGCGCAACTGACGAAGGCGAATGAGAGCGGCACTCTCATGACGCTGCGCGACGGCACCTTGCTCGATATCCACGGCATGATGATTAAGGAAAGTGCCGCCGTCGTTTCCTTCACCAAGGGCACCAACAACGGCTCGGCGTCGACGGACAACGCCGGTTACGCGGTTGGTGCAACGACGTTCACTCTGGCATCGGCCGGCACCGGCACGCTCAAGGCCGGCGACGTCATTACCTTTGCCGGTGATACGAACCAGTATGTTGTGACCAGCGGTGATACCGACGTGTCCAACGGCGGAACGTTCAAGATCGCGGCGCCCGGCCTGCGTGTCGCCATCGCGGCAAGCAACACGGTCATCACCACGACAAACAGCTATGCTGCCAACGTGGCGTTTTCGCAGAATGCCGTGCATCTCGTGGCACGTCTGCCGGCGCTGCCGCAGGAAGGTGATGCGGCGATCGATAGCATGCTGATCACGGACCCGCGTTCGGGTCTGACGTTCGAAATCCGCGTCTATGCCGGCTATCGCAAAATCCGCGCCGAGGTCGGCCTTGCTTGGGGATTTGCTGCCACCAAGGCAGAGCATATCGCCTTGCTCAAGGGCTGATGCGGAACTAAACCATACGTCGTGCGTTGTTGTGCCGGGCAGAAATTACGCTGCCCGGCTTTTTCTTAGGTGAATGTGCAATGACACGTAACGGCGGGGTTGAAATGCCCGGCATCGTCATAGAAAAAGCCCGTTTGAATATGTGGAACTTGGTAATGTGCATTGTTGGCATTGCCGTAACCGCATTTGGCTGGGGCGTAATGTATAATGAAATGGTTGCAGCAAATGCAGTTGCCGTTTCATCGATCCAAAGACTTAATGACGATGTTAAAGATATTCGCGCGCAAATGCCGGCCATAACACAGTTACAGTATCAGTCGACGCGATTAACGGACGGCATGGCGGATAATCGCGTGAGTATTAAGGGTGTTGACGATCGTGTCACCCGTGTCGTTGAGAATTTTGGATCAAAACTTGACGAAATGACGAAAGCACTCAACAATGTATCGACGCGCATCGAAGTCATGAGCGCGAAACTTCCCGAAAAGGAAAAGGACCCGAAACAATGAACCCGGATGAAATCATTGAAACTGTCACAGTCGTGCGTGACGGCGTGGAATACCGCATCAACAAGAGCGACTTCAACCCCGACAAAGACAAGCTCGCTGGCACGGCGGCAGCGCCGGCAACGTCAGGCGGAGGCGGCAGCGCTACGCCACAGGCACAGGCGCCCGTGAGCACCGAAGGCGCGGGCGGCGACGGCAGCCAGACGGGCACGAGCGAAGGCGACGGCATTGTGCCTCCGCCGGCTGGACAGCCCGCGCCCGGCTCGCGCGTGGTCATGAAAAAAGGCAAGAAATTCCTTGTCGTCGATACCGCCGGCCAGCCCATCAATGACGCCAATATCAACCCGGCCGGCTATGACGCCGAAGCGGATGCGTGGAAAGCTGCATACGGCGTTGTGACCGCATAGCGGCACCGTCTCGACCGTGCTAGATTGGCCGTTGCCGCTTAAGTGCGCAGCGGCCATTTCTTTTTGGAGGCATCATGGCAACGCCATTCTATGGAACAGTCGCGGCGTTCCGAGCTTATTTCACAGAGCGCGGTAAAGACGTGTCAGCGTTGCTCGATGGCAACATTTCGGCGTCGCTTGTCGTGGCGTCCGAATGGCTCGATGCTACATTTCGCGGGCAATTCCCTGGCCTAAAGGTCGGCATGCGCGCACAGGTTCGTGAATGGCCACGCAATGGCGCGACGGACGTTTATGGATACGTCATCGATATGACCGTGCCGCCGATTGAAGTCGAACAGGCGACGTATCAGGCAGCCTATAATGACGCCACGGTGCAGGGTGTTATGTCGGCACCGTTTCAGCCTTCGCAATATAAAAGCG